TGACCCGCCTCGAACTCGCGTACCGAGTTGTACGGATAGCTCGAGTCCTGTGATCCACGAAGGTCCGGCTCGTCCCACCTAGACCGACTGTACTCTTGGTCAACAGGAGTCGACGACACCGTAGGCATCTCGTACTTTCTTGCCTGCTGTACCTCTGTCACGCGATTGTCCTTGCGTGCCTCGTACGTCGGGTGTTCCGTCCACCGCTCCTCGTCAGTTATAAGTGAGAGGTTCGAGTCACCCTCCTCTGCCGAACCCGTCCACCTTGGATTAACACCAAAAGGATCGGAGAAACCGATCTCAAAGTTGGGTACAACACGATTGATGCCAGGAATAGAACCCATGACGAGTGGGTCTTGAAGGTTGTTGTCCATGTACATCACGATGACCCATGTACCTTCGACTAACTGTGAGAGCGGAGCACCGGACGTGGACGTATTCGGCGGTTGCATTACGTACGACCAAGGGAGCGAGTCGATCGGAACGTCGGACCTACGATCCTCGGAGTGTACGTTGATGACACGCACACGGACCCTTCCCAACTTGAGTGGATCATTACGGTCCTCAACGACTGCGATATAGAATTGATTCATCATATGTTATAACTCAGGGATCATTGGTGATGGATTTTGTTCATTCAATCGTGATGTGCTGCCGAACTGCAGATCAAGGTCGGCGTCCTCGCCTATACCGTCACGGATTAGTTCAACCGACATGGTGTACTCGCTGTCCTTGATGTAGTGACGTAGTGAGGCGATGATGTATTTACCGGAGTTGACCTCGTCGATCTGTCGATCGTCTGACGTCAGTGTAGGAGAGAAGTGCGGCAGAACGTAGTCGACAGTCTTACCAACACCGAAAGCCTCACCGCTGTCGAGTGTGTACGCGATCGAGTCCATGTATACCTTAACCACAGAGTTCGCATGACGGTGGAGGTATGAATTTAGGATCGATAGGTCGAGGTCCTCTATCGTGCTCAGGTTAGGTGGCTCAAAGTTAAAGGCATACTCGTTACGAAGCAGGTAGTAGTTCTTTGTATCCGTGATTTCGTTTACGTTTATGCCACCGACCGTAAACTGATCGGTAATCCACTCACCGGCAATCGTCGGCGCGCTCTGCTTAAAGTCGAATCGAGCCTTCTGGTACTCACGATTGGACGGATCCACGATCGTTACTGTCGACCCATAAGCACCCTTGTTGAGTTGATCGTATGTATTGTAAGCACGTGATATCGACGTGTCGTATACCGTCGCCCTCTCGTTAAGTGAACCGTCCGTCGCGATACCGTCCTGTGACTTGTTGGTCGGCTTCGTCGGCTTGACCTGTATGATAGGGTCCTTGGCAAACATCGACCCGAGCGACTCGAGACGGACCTCGTTCTGATACAATGAGTCGTACACAAACATCGGAGTGTCGTCCTCGGCGAGTACGTTCTTACGAATCATGTCCGCTGCCTGCAACGGTTTCATGTAAGGAAACACCACGGAGTGCGACGTCTTTGCGTTTACGTTGTTGTTGTTGATCTCTGTATCAAGGTGATCGGCGTATATACTCTCGATGATCTCATCGCCTCTGCCCTGATAAGACTTAGAGAAGAGCGACGTTGCGTTCTGCATCTGAACACGCGACGTGATGGTAAGTTCGTATACGCCATATCCGTCAAGATTACGTGAGATGTTTGCCACCTTCGTGATAAAAAACTCGCGGACGGTGAGTTCTTTATCACGCTCCCACTGAACTCGAATTCTTTCCTGGCCGATAAACGGAAACTCAGATATCATTCTTGAGTTATCTACCACCGTAAGCTCGCCGTGAATGTACGGAAAGTAGATCGACTCGTACAGCGAGAGCTCTACGATCGTTCCGGATATATCAAACAACTTACCGTCGGTCGTTTGAATCTCGACAAGAAACCCGCCGATACCTCTTGGCGATACACTTAAGAGCTGTCTCTGATCACTCATCTTCTACGATTCATCTCACGTTCAAACTGTTTTACAACACTGGTAATGTGCTCGTTGCGTATTACCTTGATACGGGACCGGTCCTCATTAAGATCACGCTCCCTCTCCTCGATTGTGACTGATGTACCGCTGTTGAAGGGTACGCTGTTTCCGTTCGAGTCGGTGTGGTTTGCCGGTGCCTTGTACGTCGGTGCCGTACCTGAAACCACAACGGTGTCGAGACTCGAGTTACCTTGAGCAGTAAACTCTGTGTTAGTCGGAATGGCCGCGGCGTCGATCGGATCGATCCGTAAATAACCGCGTGTCGGATAGATTGCAGTAAGAACTCCTAGATCGGTGCCGTTAAAACCGATCGTCTCACCTATCGTGAACTTACCAAACACCTCCTGATCATCTCGAATAAAGAGTGCAGTGCCCGGATACTTACGAGAAAGAAACTGAGTAAGCTGACTCGTCGACTTTGGCAGATCGTTCCACGTATTAACGATGTCGGTATTTAAAATCGGAATCGTCCAGTAGTAGTCCGTCGTTCCGTATAGGTCCTGTGATATCGAATCGAGCCGCTGGTCTGGTCTTACGTTATAGTACGTATAGAACGATATGTTGTCGGCGATTCGTGAAAAGACCGCGGTGTATAGAGAGATGTTTGTGACTCTCTTTGTCAGGTCCTTTGAGAATACGTAGTCCTCTTTACGAAAACTATTGAAGTACGGCATAGTAGTTAGAATCCTTGCTCAACCAGTGAACGCGAGATCGGTCGTAACTCGGTGAAAGAGAGCTCCATTGTCGTCTCGACGGGTTGGTTACCGTTCGTAAAGTACGACATCGAGTTCGGGTTATAGGTCACACTTACCCCCGTGCACGCGAGCTCGGGCATGCGGATGACGTTGTCGGACGTTCCCTCTGAGTACGACACTGAGAACGTATCGGGAAACTGATACTCAAGGGAATCGAGCTCGACTGGATACGCCGCTGTCCGAAAGAACTGAATGATACGCGGGATTGTATCCGCCTCACTCTGGGACTGCGGCAGAAAGGTAAAAGAGAACGAGAAGGATCTCATACCCGGCGACTTAAAGAGCATAAATTCCTGCGGGTTGGGAACCCTCTGATTGGCACGATTGTATACATCGGCTGCACCTACTGCCGCGGCACCTAGTCTTACACCAGTGCCACCGACCGCCCTTGCACTCGTCACCAACTTCTTAACGGTATCATTTGTAACACCTCCACTCGCGAAGTTGTCGATCAATCCTCCGATTAGGCCTAGACTCCCAGTGTCGTAGTTCAACTCGTCGGCGACTGTATGGGCAGTCGGAAAGTATAGACCGACGGAATCACCTGTAGACGACACCTTCGCATCGTTGATTCGACGATTGTACTGAGGTTTCTGAGTGTTAAAAAGAATCCAGGGTGCGTCTGAACCGTCAAGATTTTCTGGATAACGTAGATTTGCCATGTCGGATAAATAACCTGGTGTTAGTGACTAACTGTATCTAGAGTTATTTATATGGCTTATAAAGGTAAATTCACTCCAAAGAATCCCGACAAGTACGTCGGTGACGTAAAAGGAATCGTGTACCGCTCGATCTGGGAGCGCAACACCTTTCGTTGGATCGATAAGAACGACTCTATCGTGGCATGGAACTCGGAGGAGGTCGTTATTCCGTACGTCTGTGGCACCGACAATAAGCTTCATCGATACTACATGGATCTCTGGTTCAAGACACGTGACGGTAAGACCTACATCGTCGAGATCAAACCAAAGAGTCAGACTCAACCTCCAAAGACTCCTAAGCGCAAGACGCGCCGATACATCAAGGAATCACTGTCCTACGTTAAGAATCAGTCGAAGTGGAAGGCCGCCACCGAGTTCGCCGCCGACAACGGATGGACCTTCCAGGTATGGACGGAGGACACACTCAAGGGTCTTGGTATTAAGATACTGCGGTAGAATCCTATAAATAGATCCATATACACCGGAAGATCAAGGTAATACATGTCACTCTTTACAGAACTACAGGCCGCGGCGTATCGCGAAGGCCTGAATCCTCGGACAAAGAAGGCCCGTGAGTGGTTTCGCAAGAAGGCACAGGGTCTTACGGACGTGAATAAGATGGACGTTATATCGGACGATCGGCTGACACAGAGAAACGCGCCGCGGCCGGGTAAGATGTTTACCTTCTTCTACGATCCAAAGACGAAGGAGACGCTGCCGTACTACGATACGTTTCCACTGATCCTATACGTCGAGTCGGCCACCAACGGGTTCTACGGTCTAAACATGCACTACCTTCCGCCTGCGCTGCGCGCGAAGCTGTTCGATGCACTGCTCGATACTGCGAATAACAAGAAGTTCAACGACTCGACGAGACTGAACCTGAGCTACTCGATCCTAAAGAGTGCGTCGAAGTACTCGGCCTTTCAACCGACGTTCAAGCGATACCTCTCAGGATACGTCAAGTCGAAGGTCGTTGAGATCGACGCGCCTGAGTGGCCGATCGCGCTCTTCCTTCCGACCGAGTCGTTCCGCAAGGCGGGTACCAGTAAGGTCTGGGGCGACTCAAGGAAGATGATCTAATGAGTAACATCGATACTCTCAAGTCTAATATCTCATCAGGCCTTGCGAGATCTAATAGATATCGAGTACTCTTTCATACCGATAATGAGATACTCGACGTGCTATGTGATTCGGTCGGTTGGCCTGGGCGTCAGATCTTTACGAATGAGCGGCTCGTTGACATGAAGACACAGAAGGTCGCGTACGCGTTCGATCAGGAGGACCTGCCCATATCGTTTCTTTTGACAAACGACTGGACGACTTGGAACTTTATCTACGAGTGGCATCAGAGGATCATTGGTAACATCGAGGGAACTCGGAACTACACCGTTAGCTTTAAGAACACCTACGCCGAGGATATTGAGATCCAACATCTCGACAACGCCAACGAGATCAAGAAGAAAATAAGACTCAAGAACGCGTTTCCAACAACACTAAACGCGCTTGAACTGGGCAACGGAAATGAGAATGAAGTGATCCGTGTAACAACGGAGTTTTCATACGATAACTGGGAAATTATGGAGAACTAAAGAATGGCAGGATTACCCAAACTAGACTCACCGACATATCAACTCAAGGTCCCATCAACCGGAGAGTCGGTGTCGTACAGACCCTATCTCGTTAAGGAGGAGAAGATCCTCATGATGGCGATGGAGTCAAATGATACGAACCAGATGATGGACGCGGTAAAGAACGTGATTCGCTCGTGTACGTCAGACAGCATCGATGTTAGTGCACTCGCGATGTTTGATATCGAGTATATATTCACTCAGCTTCGTGCAAAGTCGGTCGGCGAGACCTCTTCGATTAAGGTCAAGTGTAGCGAGTGCGATGCATCCAATGAGGTCGACGTAAATCTTGAAAAGGTTCGAGTTGACGTACCTGAGTCGGATATAAAGACGGTCCCTCTTACCGATACGGTGGGGGTATCATTGCGGTATCCATCCGTTGACGCGATGCTTAAGGCGCAGGCGGACGAGTCGAAGTCGGACGTCGACAGGGTGTTTGATCTAATCACTGCCTGTATTGACTCGATCTATTCAGGCGACGAGGTGTTTGACGCAAGGGAGCAGTCACCGAAGGAACTCAAGGAGTTTATCGAGTCACTGAACACGAAGCAGTTCAACGAGGTTCGGGACTTTATTGAGACGATTCCCTCTGCATCGATCGACGTAGAGTTTATGTGTATGTCGTGTTCACAACATAACTCTTTTGAGGTCAAGGGGCTCGGTAATTTTTTCGGATAGCCCTTTCACACGATAGTCTTGCGAACTACTATCGAGTCAACTTTTCAATGATGCAGCATCATAACTATAGTCTGACCGAACTCGATAATATGATGCCGTGGGAAAGGGAGATCTATATCGCAATGTTGATCGATTACATCAAGCAAGAAAACGAAAAGATGCGCAATCAAAAGGTAAAATAAGATGGCGGCGACGTTAGAACAGGTTGCTCGGGAACTACAAGAGTCAAACTCAACGATGGTCGAGGTTCAACAGAACACCGAGCTTACAGCGAGTTATCTCGATCTTGTAGTTGATACGCTTGCAGACCGGCTCGATAAGCTATTTGACGTTATTCGAAGCGACGTTGATATCGCCGAGAGTATAGCAGGAAAGGCGTCCAACAGTGATCGTAGCCTTTTTGAAGGTCTTCAGGTAACCTTTTCTGATAAGATCGATCAACTCATAAAGTTTATGCAGGGTGCACAAAAGACTGAAGATAGTAATAAACTCGATGAGCTTGAGACTAAGAGAGAAGAAAAAGAAAAGGAACCTAGAGGCACTCGTCAACCTGCTGAGTTTATCAAAAAGACTGTAAAGAAGGTAGAGGAATTTGTAGATGCGGTCATTAACGTTATAAGTGTGATAACGGGCCTCGTTGCCGCGCCCTTTGTTTTAATAGGATCCTTCTTAAAGGAACTTACCGTACAGGTCGGTAAACTTGATAGTTTTTTAGGAGGAAGACTCTCAAAGATATTTTCTCCAATCATTAGATTCTTTAGAGCGATCGCGGATTCAAAGATTATACAATCACTGCTTAAAACATGGAGAGAAACGGTAGTTCCCTTCTTTCAAAGAGTAGGAAAGTTCTTCTTTTTGTTGGACGAAGCAGGGAAGGCGACTGGTTCGTTCGGTGCTATCGTTAACGGTGCGCGCGCCGTTGGAACAGCCATAGCTAAGTTTAGTGGTATTCTTACTGTTATCATCGGTGCGTTTGAATTTGTAACTGGATTCGCAGAAGGGTTCAGCCGCGGTGGATTTATTGAGGGATTAAAGCAGGGTATCGTTGATGCATTCGACGCAATCCTCGGGTCGTTGATTCGATTGGTTACAGACATTCCTGGTTTTATTCTTAGTTTTATCGGACTCAAAAACTTCGGTGCCGCAGTATCCAACCTCGGCGATTCGATAGTAGATGCAATAATTCAAACGTTTGAATCCGCGGTCGATATAATTGTAGGTCTCTTTACTCTTGACTTCGACAAGATTAAAAATGCTTCAATCGCCGGCGGCGATGCGCTCGTGAATTTAGTCACGTCCATAGCGGATGTGATATTTGGAATAATTAAAGACATCTTTTCTTTTGGTGAGATGCTACTACCCGATGTTGCTAGTAACTTTCTTTCGAGTATGTTAAGAAGTATTCTACCGGATCCGTCCAAGGATTACGGCATAACCGATCCAAGGAAGTATATCGCAATGGCAGTTCCGGACTCGGTATATGAGTTCGCAGGATTGAATCCCAACACTGGTGAGTTGATTGAATCCGATGCTACTTCCGGCGCGTCGGTCGATGCTGGATCACAACTTCAGGTAGAGGCCGAGGCTCGTAGGGACGCAGAACTCGAGATGGCTCAGGGACGTGCAGGCGGATCGGGTTCAAACGCAGTAAATGTGGCGACTAATATACAGAATAACTCCAACACGACGACACAGACTCGTCCGCCGGCATCATCGCAACCCGATAACATGTCAGACACCATGCTCACGTCTGGGTTCGCTCCATAAAAAACCCCTCCATTGCGGAGGGGTCCAACTTCTTCTTATAATATAGTTATTGTTATGTCGGCAGGTTTAGTCCTGAGCGGCCAACTTCGCGAAGTAACTCAGGGTGTCGTCGTCATCGTCGTCGCTGCTGTCGCCGCCGACCGACGGTGTTGGCGCAGAGGTCTCGGTTGAACTCTCGGACGACCTATACGACGGAGCACTGGAGGTCTCATCGAGTGAGATCGACTCAGCTGTCGTAAGTGTATCCTCCGATCCCTCACCGAGTACGCGATGGAGCTTGGTCTTCAACTCTGAGTAGGACTTGTAGTTCTTCTCATCGTTGAATTCCTTCAGCGAGTGCATGCGATTGTACACACCCTCGAGCTCATCGTCGTCACCGCTAAGCAGCGGACCCTGTGCAGCGAACTCGGACTTATCGTAGTTGCGATAGCCCTCGACCTGACGAATCTTGAGCTTGAAGTCGGCGCCTTCCCAGAAGTCGAACGGATCGACCGGATCCTCGTCCTGGAACTGAGGCTGCATCATGTCCATGATCTTGTCAAAGATCTTCTTGCCGAACTGATATAGGAAGACCTTGCCCTCGTT